TTTCACAGTTGTTGAGTTTTTCATCTTCATTAGATGCAGGATTTGTATCAGAAGCAGAATTTGCTCAATATACACAATCAGTTAATTTATATACCGCATCTACTAATGCAAGATTATCATCAATTGAAAGCATAACAGGTTCATTTGCAACTACGGGTTCTAATACCTTCGTAGGTAATCAAAACATTACTGGTAATGCAGTAATCACTGGTTCCCTTTTAGTATCAGGTTCCCAAGTAAATGATGTAACAGTTATAGGTAATATATTTGTAACTGGTTCTGTTGGAGGAAATAGAACTACAATTTCATCAGGTTCAGTTCGTATTGATAGTGGTAGTGGAATAACAATTATGACTGCAGGAAATGCAGTATATAGTAATCTTGGTGGGACACAATTTCAAGAAATAGTTTTAGAGAATGCTGAAGGAACTATTCAATTAAGTATAGATGGTACTGGTTCATATATAGGTGATTATGACCCTAATACTGGTTATTCCAAAGCAATTAAATTCCAACCATATAGTGATTATGGTAGTGGTCAAGTTCAGATATTGAGACCATTACAGGTAACTGGTTCAGTAAGTATATCAAGTTCAGCAGCAGTAGATTTGACAGTTGTAGGTGGAGCAGTAATTAGTGGTTCGGCAACTATATCAGGTTCACTAACACTAACTGGCTCTGTATATTCTAATGTAGTATCCGCAAGTATTGTTTCATCAACTGCTTCGATAGATTTAAGTAAAGGTAATTTCTTTACTCTTACATTACCTGCATCTGCAAATACTCATATCAATGTACAAAATGTTTCAGCAGGTCAATCAGCAATGTTAGAAATAACAACCGCAGGAGCTGCAGCAACGGCATCATTCTCAACAAATGTTTTCCAACCATCTGCATCATTCTATGTTCCTACTAATGCAGCTGGAACTGATATATTAACCTTTAGTTCATTTGCTTCAAATAAAGTTTATTTGGCATCTGTTAAAACTATGACAAACGCATAATATGTTAATACAACCATTTGGATTTAATACAAGCGGAGGTGCAACGGGTAGACTGTTAAGTTTAGGATTATACTATCAGGGTGGATATGTAATTTATTTAACTGGTAATTATCCTAATCAACAGGGATTAATTATTGCACCTGTTGAAATAAGTGGTGCAATGACATGGCCTTCAATTGGTGGTGTTGTTACGCCAACTGATATAGCGTATGGTAAAGGATTTACAAATACACAGGCAGCATTTGCTGCAGGATACACTACAGATGGTATAGGAACGTGTTGGAATTATACTAATGATGGATTTACTGATTGGTTTATGCCATCAGCTGATGAACTACAATTAGTTTTAATTAACAAAGCATTTATACCATATAGTTTAACAGGAGCAACCTACCATGCATCATCTGCATTTGTAGCAAATCCTGGAAATCAGAATTGGATTGTTGATGTTGCAACAGCAACTAAATCAACAGGAAATCATTCGGATAGTAGAGGGGTGCTAGCATGTAGGTATATTACATAAAAAAAATAACTATAAATAAATTTACAATTGTTAATAACAATATAAACTAAACACTTATGAATTCAAAAACTGTATTAAGTAAGATTATGGCTCTTCTATCAAAGGATGAAGTAGCACTAACTTACGCTAAATTGGCCGATGGTACAATCGTAGAATCTCCTACTTTCGATGTGGGTGAACCATTAGAAGTAGTTTCAGAAGATGGAACTAAAGCAAAAGCACCAGATGGTGAGCATGAATTATCTTTGAAAGATACTGAAGGAAACGAAACCCTTATCAAAGTTATAACTAAAGATGGAGTTATCGTTGAAAGAGAAAATGTAGAATTGGAAGATGTTAAAGTTGAAGATATACCACAAGCATCAGGTGATATTCCTGCATCAGAAATCGTTGGAGAGGAAAAAAATTCAGTAAAGATGGAAGAAGAAACTGAAGAAGTTGCTCCTCTACCAGAAGATACTGATAAAGAAGAACCATCTATCGAAATCGAATTGAAAGATATGGTTGCTAAATTAGCTTATCGTATTGAAGAGATGGAGAAGAAGATGCAGGCTATGGAGAAAGTAAAAGAAGAAGTGGTAGATAAAGAAGCTGATATTAAGAAGGAAGATGATATTGAAGAAATGGAACTTCCTAAATTAGATGGAGCACCTGTTGAAGAAGGTGTTAGATTCGCAGCTCAAGCAAACTCTAAAAATTATGGTAAGAAAGTTAAAAATTCACAATCATCTTTCTTATCTAAATTATATAAATAAAAAAATTAATTCATTAAAAAAACAAAGGAAATGAAAGCAAGACAAAATTTCGCACTTCCTACAGTAACTTCTACCTATTCAGGTGAAGCTGCTTCAGGATTCATCGCAGCGGCGTTGTTAAGTGCAAACACTTTGGATAAGAAGTATGTAACTATTATGCCAAATGTGAAGTACAAAAGCGTAATCCAAAAATTAGATGTATCTGGTATTATCCAGGACGCATCTTGTGATTTCGTAACATCAGGTTCTGTAGCATTATCAGAGCAAGTATTAGATTCTTGGGAAGCCCTATCTTTAGGATTTTCTGCATTCGATGAGATTCCAAAGAATTTCAACGATTTCTTAATCTCTTATGTAGGTGGTCAAGTAGCCGAAGCAACTGAAATTGCAATTTGGCAAGGTACAAACTCCAATGGTTCATTCCCTGGATTCCAAACTGCATTATCTGCATCTGTTGCAGCTGGTGGAGCAGGAGCAGTAGTTTCAGCTAAAGCAGAAGGTGGTACAACTATCATCTCTGGTTCTATTACTGCATCTAACGTATTGGCTAAATTGAATGACATCGTTGCTACTATCCCTACAACTGTATATGGTAAGCAAGATTTGGCATTGTTCGTTCCAACTAACGTAGTTAAGGCTTATCAGCAGGCATTAGCAGGTGGAGCACAAGGTGCTAACGGCTTTAATAATATGCTAAATGTTGGAGAGAAACCATTGAACTTCAACGGAATTGAAATGTTCCATTGTCCAGGTATGGGTGCATCTAAAGTAGTTGCAGCTCAAAAATCTAACTTATTCTTTGGGACTGGCTTGTTGTCAGATTACAACGAAGTAAGAGTGTTGGACATGGCTAACATCGATGGTTCTCAAAATTACAGAGTAATTATGAGATACACCGCAGGTACGCAGTTCGGTATCGGTTCCGATATTGTATACTACGGAGCATACTAATACAAACAAAAGGGGTGGGATATTCTCACCCCTATTATCAACAAACTTAAAACACTAAAGATATGCCATGTAATATATCAGCTGGAAGAAACGAAGTATGTAAGGAAAGTGTAGGTGGACTTCAAGGAGTTTACTTCATTAACTACACAACTGGTTCTTTCACTAAAAACGGAAACGGAGAACTCACAGCAGTTCCATCCGGCTCTTCTCTTTACTACTATGAATTAAAGGGAACTAGTGCATATACTGAAACTGTAAATTCATCTCGTGAAAACGGAACAACTTTCTTCTCTCAAGAATTAGTTCTTAATTTGAAGAAGTTAACAAACGAAATGACTACCCAATTGAAGCTTATGGCTTATGGACGTCCCCAAATCATCGTTTGGACACAAAACGGAGATGCACTATTAGTTGGTGAAAGAGAAGGAGCAGATGTTACGGCAGGTACAATTCAGACAGGAGCAGCATTGGGTGACCTTTATGGTTATTCAGTAACATTCACTGGTCAGGAACAATTGCCAGCAGTATTCTTATCAGGCTCAACTACAACTAATGCATTAGGTGGTTTAACCCAAAACTTCACAGTAGTTTACGGGTCACCTGCTTAATTCAGTATAGCATAATATATTAAAACCCTTACAGAAATGTAGGGGTTTTTTTGTTTTAACTATTTCTAGTTAATTCGTTGTTATTATAAGATATAGATAACCTAATTATAAGATAATGTTAGCATATTACATATCTCAATCTAATCAATATACTTTCAGAACACAGCCAACTGGCAGTACTATATTTAGTATGGCTCTGCAAGATATGACTACTCAATATAATTTTAGTGCATCAATTAGTGGATTAACTTATGAACCATACGAATCGTATGTATCATTCTCTATGGATATTAGTGGAGCAATAGTTGGTGGAGAATATAGAGCATCATTACTTAATACAGGTGTAACTGGCTCAATATGGAATGGTTCAATCCAAGTGTATGCATCACAATCAATTGATAAAGCAGTTTACGAAAATAAAAATACACAATACATCTCTAATGTTAGTGAAAATCACTACATAATAATGGACTAATATGAAACAAGGACAGAAATTTTCTATCGTTAATGTAAATAATAATCAACTTCCAATCATTACGGAGGATACAAAGACAAGGTATCCATTCGTACCTTTTGGTGTTTACGGACACGATGACTTCTTTGATGCAGTTACTTCTGCGTATAACGTATCTACAACTAATTCAGCATGTATAGAAGGTATTGCTGATTTAATATATGGTAAAGGATTATATTCTAAAAATGAAGCATTTGATTCCGTTTTACAAAAGTTAATTCCACAAGAAGAAACTAAAAGAGTAACATTTGATTTGAAACTATATGGTAATGCAGCATACCAAGTATATTGGAATGATGACCATACAAAGATAATTAAAATGTATCATACTCCAGTCCAATTATTAAGAGCTGAAAAGATATATAATAATCCTCGTATAGAGAACTATTACTATTGTACTGATTGGAATGACCAGAGAAAGGTTAAAGATAAAAAGAAGATACCTGCATTTGGAACATCAAATGAAAAGATGGAAATTCTTTACATTAAAAACTACTCACCTGGATTATATTACTATTCACTACCTGATTATGTATCAGCATTACAATTCAGTATATCTGAAGGTGAGATAAGTAACCTACATTATAATAACATTACAAATGGTTTCTTACCTGCCGTAATGATTAACTTTAATAATGGAGTTCCTGCACCTGAAGAAAGACAAACCATTGAAGATTTAGTTCAAGCTAAATTCACAGGTACGGATAATGCAGGTAGATTTATGTTATCATTTAATGATGACCCTACAACTAAACCAACTATTGATGTAATCAGTATTGAAAACCTACATGAGAAATATGATTATGTAGCAAGATACACACAAGATAGAATCCTAGTCGCACATAGAGTAACATCTCCATTATTGTTTGGTATCAGAACAGAAGCTAATGGTTTCTCTTCTCAATCAGAAGAAATGAAAACTGCATTTAGTATTCTTCAAACTATGACAATATCTCCATTCCAAAATCTAATTCTAAACTCATTAGATATGGCATTAACTGAAGGTGGATATGGTGATGAAATAGAATTGTATTTTGAACAATTAACTCCATTGGTAATCCTTTCACAAACTGCTGAAGAAACAGGTCAGAGTGTAGCAGAAGTAGAACAAGATGTAAATGAATCAATGGAAAATCCTGCAACTGTTGAAGATAGTGAAGATGAAACCTCATTTGAACCATTACCAAACAAAGCTGAAGAAATGAGTGATATAAACTTTATTAGAAGTGTAGGAACTAATTCAGCATTTTTCTCAAAAGAATATAACTAATATAAAGATATGGCTTACGCACTTTTCATTACAAGAAACGATATTATAAAGAATACACCATTACAAGGTGCAATAGATGCAGATGCTTTATTACCATTTGTAAGAGTGGCACAAGATAAGTACTTAAAAAACTTATTGGGTACGGTTCTGTTTGATTATTTACAAGCACAAATCGTAGCAGGGACTGTTAGTGGTTTGAGTATTTATTATCAAGACCTATTGGATGATTACATTAAGAATTCTTTAATGTGGTATTCATGTGTGGAGTATATTCCTTTCAGTTCCGTTCAATTCAAATCTAATGGAGCTGTAAAACAAAGAAGTGAGCAAGGAGAAGCACCATCTAAATCGGAAATAGATTATCTTAAACAAATTGCACAAACAAATGCTGATTATTACGCTTTAAGATTACAAAACTATTTGATTTCTTATTCAAACAACATTCCACAGTATTTAGAAACAGTTGGTAATCAAACACAGATATATCCAGACCAGAGTAATCAGTATTTTGGAGGTATTCAACTATAATAAACTATGAGTCAAATTATTCATAATACAGGTACGAATTATTCATTATATTATAATGTCCTAAACTACTTTAAGACTATAATGAATAATCACCCATCTATTGCTGTTGTAACACAAGGTGATATTTCAAAGATAGATACCAGAGAATTTCCTGCATATCCATTGGGTAACATTTTGATTACTGAATCTAACTTTGGTACAAGTGTTACCAATTATAACATTCAGTTGATTGTTGCGGATAAAATTAAGAATAAGGATAATGAATCAACAGGTACATCAAATGCTCAAACTATTCCGTTTTATGGAGTAGATGATACCGTAGATATTCATGCTAACACCTTATCAATTATAAATGATTTAACATCATATACACAAAGAGGTGTTCAAGGGTTTGATATAAACGATGATATAAGTTGTGTTGCTTTTGCAGAAGAGTATAACAATGGTTTAGCAGGTTGGGTGGCCACGTTTACACTCACCACCCACAATGATAGAAATCGTTGTCTTTTTTTTTTAATTAAACCTGATGAATTTACAACATATATAATTGAAGATTGTAACACACAACAAAGATATGTTGCAGTTCTCAATCAAGCTACATTCCCAATTGGTAAAACATTTACATCTGTAGAACAGCCAGGAGATTCACCTACTTATGATAACTTGGTATGTTATACTGTAATAGATAGTACTGAAAATACAAACATAAACTTTTCTGGTTTACCTGTATTACCTCCAGGAGAATTAGAAAGTTGTGCAGAATGTATTCAATGGATTACACCTGGAAAAGTTTGGATTACAATTCCTGGTAAGTGGAATGAACAATATCAAAAATGGATAAACATATAAAAATAAATAAAATATGGGTAATTTAAGTAACCTCTATGTTTCACAAAGTTTTCAATCTCTAATTCATTTAGGGACTAATGGTGTAGCTACACCCGCTTTAACTACTTTACAAGATGGATATGGAAATTCTATCGGTATTGAAGTAAACACCGCAGGAGATTTGTTCTTATCAGGAAGTTTAACTGCTTCATTGCAGCAAGGATATGTTTGGGTAGGTAACGCTAGTGGTAAAACTACAACAGTATCTACATCTTCATTTGGAGGTGGAAGTACAATAAATACAGGCTCACTTTTAGTAACTGCATCAGTAATCAATGATGATATTACATTTACAAAAGGTGATGGTTCTCAATTTACAATACAAGTTGCAACTGGTTCATTTGCATTAAGTGCATCATTTGCAGAAACGGCAAGTATAGCTAGAAATTTAGTAATTACTGCAAGAAACGGAAACCCATCTACATTACCAATAGGAACAATAGTTCATATAACTTCTGCAGTTGGTGATAACCCTATATTCAATACTGCATCTTTTAATACTGAATTACTTTCAGCAAATACTTTAGGTGTATTAAGACAAGCAGCACTTACTGGAACTGATGTTGAAGTTGTGGTTCAAGGAAAGGTAGTTGGTGTTAATACAGACCCTGCATTAGGATATGCAGCAGGTGATGTTATTTATTTATCATCATCAGGTCAATTCACACGAGTTCAACCACAAGCACCTAATCAAATTGTTGTATTAGGACAGGTATTAAGAGCACAACAAAACAATGGTTCAATCTATGTTAGTATTAACAATGGTTGGGAATTAAACGAACTACATAATGTTCAAATCAATAATGCTCAAACAGGTGATTTAATACAATACGAAAGTTCATCTTATGGATTGTGGAAAAACAAAAGTATATCAACTTTAGGATTAGCAACTACGGGTTCAAACACATTTGTAGGACAACAAACTATACAAAATACTTTAGTAATTGAAGAACAAGGTAATCCTCTAATTTATACTACATTTAATCAAAGTGGTATAAGTAATAAATTAGAAGTTAGCCAAGCAGGTGCAAGTGGTATAAATTTTAATGTAACTGAATTAAACTTAAATGGAAGTTTAACTGCATCTCTACAACAAGGATATGTTTGGGTTGGAGATTCAACTGGTAAAACAACTACCGTAGCAACATCTTCTTTCGGAAGTGGTGGAACAATCAATACTGCTTCCTTTGCAACTACTGGTTCTAATACATTTAGAGGAGACCAAACCGTTTTAGGCGATATAAGAATATCAGGTTCCACTGATAATCACTTATACATA